TTGTATACAACAATCTTAGTTTTAGGCGCAAAAGTAAGTAATAATATATATACATTCACAAAAAAATTATTGTTGGTATAAGAATATAATTGTAATTTCGCGATATAATTATTAAAAGTAAAGTATTATGATAGAATTATTACAGCCCTATATAAGTATCACTCTAAAACTAGTTACGGGCATGATAGGAATTTTGGCTTTTCTGCGAATCACAGGTAAAGCACAGATGGCACAGATAACTCCCCTTGACACCGTAAGTGCCTTTGTTATTGGTGCATTAGTCGGTGGTGTATTGTATAATCCAGATATGTCAATGTTGCACATTATATTTGCCTTGATTGTGTGGACTGGCTTCAATATGCTCGTTCGTTTTGCGATGCGTTCTGCATATATGAGACATCTTATTAAGGGAAAGAGTGATTTCCTTGTTAAAAAAGGAATTATAAACTTTGGAAACTTCAAAAGAAATAGCCTCGAGATGGAACAATTTCGTATGTTGTTAAGACAAAAGGGTATTTTCTCAATGTTTGATGTTGAAGATGTATTATTCGAAACGAATGGTGCAGTTACAGTTCTTCCTACAGGAAAAATGGCAGATTCTTTTTTAATTGTAAACAATGGAGAATTTGTAGAGAGTGGTCTTGCAGGAAGTGAAAAATCAAAGGAATGGGCTTTATATCACATCAAACGAAATGGCTTTAGCAGTCCATCGGAGCTTTTCTGTATGGAATGGACACCAAATAAGGGCATTTATTTTGTCTCTTTTGAAGGCAAGGTAAAGCGTGGGATAATAGAAGTTGAGGCTCACGAGATTGAACCTGATAATACTCAGGTATAAACCTTTAAAAATAAATATAAGTCCGTGTTAAATAATAAACTTTAATACGGACTTATTTTCTTTACTATAGAAGTATCTCTATGTCTATTCAATATTTCTCATAATTATTTTTTATCGTAAAAATAGAGGTTGATGTCTCCTTACTATACCTCTTCTGCATATGTGAAATGTGATTTTTTTTGTATCCCCCTTTTAATAGTTAGTTTTTATTTTAAAATTTATCGGGTAGAAAATTAGAATTTCACTTTTGTAATTAATTATTTAAAGAAAGGATTCTTTAGAAAATGAATAGTTTTTCTATTTTCACAAAGAATGATTCATTATCTTTCAAAGAAATTCAATATGAATAGAATTTAAAATTACCGTGACCAAAATCGTGACCAAAGCCCTAAAATTAGCAAAAATAAAAAAGCAACTACTTATAAATCAAGTAGTTGCTAAAATTCATTGTAGACCCACAGGGTCTATTCTTATATTCTGATTTATTTCAGCGTGTTTTATAAAAGGCTATAAATAAAAGTTTTTATTTTATTTTAACTCGCTTTGGTTCGTTTTTCATTGGAATAGTCCGGGGGTATTTTAGGGGGTAAAATTAAATTTATTCATTTCAGATGCCTTTAATTCATCTACGATTTTAACATAAGGTTTTAGAGCGGAAAAATCCTTATGTCCAGTCCATTTAATAATAACCTCGGAGGGTATTCCCAAACGAAGCGCATTGATAACAAATGTTCTTCTTGCTGCATGGGTTGATATTACTGCTTTTTTAGGATAAAATTCCTCATACATTTGGTTTCCTATAAAATACTGCTCCTTTACCAGTGTATCCCAGTTCAGAATCTCCCCTATTTCTTTTAAATATAGATTAGTTTTGGTCATCGATATTACAGGAAGCGCTAATCCGTTGTCAAAAGTTTTTTCTTTGTATTTGTCTAAAATAGCCTTGGTGTAGTCATTTAGGTCAATGATTAGAGGGTCGGTTGTCTTCTTTGTTACCACACGGATATAATCCTCTGTTATGTCTGCTTTTTTGAGTTTCTGAACATCAGAAAAGCGAAGCGATGAGAAACAACAGAAACAGAAAACATCTCGCACTTGGTTTAGTCTATCAGTGCTAAATTTATAATTGAACAACTCCATTAGTTCCTCCCACTCCAAATAAACAAGTTCAGAGAGTTTGTCAGTAGTTCCCTTGTATCTTTGTTCAAAGTCTATATGGGCTTTCCCTTTATAAAATCCTTTTTTCTCTGCCCAAGCCAATATTCTTTGATAATCGTTGATTTCTCTGCGGATAGTAACATTTCTATGTGGAGCAAGTTTTTTTCCTGTTTTGGGGTGTTTTGGTGCTGTGGAGAAGTATTTTATTAAATCTCTCAATGTGTTTTCTGTGATGTTATTTAGCTCTAAATTTTCATTGTATCCGATGATGTGGTTTTTGAGTTTAAGGTATTTTTGAGTGGTTCTAAACTCCCATTGTTTAGATACAGACTTCTCATCTATATACTGCTGAATAATATCGGTAAAGAGAATAGAAGATGGTTTGTTTTCCTTTGGTTTTTCAGAAAATAATGTTTTAAACTCTGCTGGTGTCGGATAGGTATTGGTTGTAAATTCTAATTTCCTGAAAATGCTTTCTATTCGCTGTTCCAGTTCGTTTATCTTCTTGTTTCTTGGGTCGTTTCGCTTGATAATTCGGATTCCGTCCCACTCATCAGGTTTGCATTTAATCCCTGTATATAGTTCTACTCGCTGGGAATGGAAAGACACACGAAGACGCAGCGGTTGTTCCTCGTTCAAGTTTTGGTTTTTCAAGGAAAATTTTACAGAATATTTGAGCATAGTTTTAATCTACCATTCCAATTGTTTTATGTATTCTCCGTTCAGGCGTTATCTATTAATTTCAAGGATTCGGTCTAAAAGGCACTATTTTTTTGATATATCTAATCTTTTTATTTACTTGTAGTTATCCACTGTTTTTTGTAGTTCTGCTTTGTAATTATATATATCATCAAGAGAATTTATTAGGACTTTTTCTCCTGCATCTTTACCATTATGAAATAACTCTATATATTTTTTACCTCCATTAAGGTGTAATCTGCAAAGTGGTTTTCGGTTATTGTCATCAAGTAAAACGCCAAAATAAGATTGTGTGTCTCTTGGAGCAATTCTATCAGCGGAAATGACTTCTCTTAAAATTGCTTTTACAATTTGGAACCCTTCTATTTCATCTTCAGTGGTAACTACTTTTGATTCTGAATTTTCATCTATTGAATCCAATACCTCGTTCTCTTTTGTTTTTGTATCATGGATGTTTTCATTTATACTTAAAGCGGATTTTAATCTGGAACTTATGGATTCGTTTATAGAACTTGTCAGTGCTCTTTTGGTGTATTCGCGAAATATTGAAAGTCTGTTTGCTGTTAAAGGCCTGTCAAAAAACCTGTTTACCAATAATTTTATAAATTCATCTGAAGGGTTATCTATTTCAGCTTCGAATTCCTTTCTAATAGCTTTAATGTATTTCAAGGATTCTGCAGAATCTAAAATACTCTCAAGGTCGTAAGATGTTTTGGTGAATTTTTCTAAAACTTTTATGGAGCTATCTTTTAAATCATCAAGGTTGATAGTTAAGAATGGTTTTTCATCCATGATATTTGGCTTTTCCAAGTCAGTATAGAAATTATATACTATTCCATTGGTAAGAATGCCAAAACGAGCCTTTGAAACATGGTAATATCTATGTAGTTGAGAATTATGTGCGTCTGCATTTTCTTTCCAATGCTTACACTCTATAACTAAAATAGGTTCACCATCTTTCATTATCATATAATCCACCTTTTCTCCTTTTTTAGTTCCAATATCGCATACAAATTCAGGAATAACCTCTATTGGATTGAAAATATCATATCCAAGAATTTGTATAAAAGGCATAATGAAAGCATTTTTAGTAGCCTCTTCTGTTTGTATCTGTTCTTTTAGATTATCTACTCTTTGGTGTAATTGTTCTAATTTAGTTTTCAGTTCCATTATGTTTTATAAAAATTATTTTAGGTTAATAAATATTTTTTAAACACATTATACTACATAAAATCTTTTGCTCTGTTCCAGCGCTTATTTCTTCCCTTTTGTCTTACTTCTACTACATTATACAAATGTGCTACTTGATGAAGATTAAGCACAAAATCCTCATATTTCGGATTTAGAGAATGGCAGGTAATATCTCCTGTTTCTATATTGTGGGCTGTTATCTCTTTTAACATTATTCCATTAGTAGAGTGAGCGATTACAAAGTCCCAATCCCTAAAATGCAGTTTAGAACTCCATAGGTGGCGCTGTATCTCTCGGCAGATTACTATATCACCCTCCAAATAGTCAGGCTCCATGCTATCTCCCTCTACTTCAAAGGCTAAATACTTACCCTTGTAGTTTTCATCTGCATCTATCATTACAAAAGGCAGTTCTTCTAAATACTCCTCATTATAGTAACCCTCACTCCATCCAGCCTTTGCCTTGTTGCTTACCAATCTTACTTTTATTGAGGTGGCATATTCTTTTGGTTTTAGTTCGCCCTGTGGGATGTTAGGGAAACTATGAACAAGCGGAATACCAGCCAACATATTTCCCTCTCCTGTTAATAGCCATTCTTTATTTAGTTCAGGGAATTTTGATACGAATTTATTTACAATATTATCAGTTAAATATTTCTCTTCTCCTTTAAGCGCAGCAGAAAAATTTGTTCTTGGAAAACCAATTGCTTCTGCAACATTTGTTTTGGTTTTATATAACACTGGATTTTTCCTTAAAAGATAATCCATAACAGCAGACAACCTTTTGTCCAATCCTTTTATACTACTTTTTTGTAGTATTGTTTCGTTTTCTTTCATATCTTTGTAAAAAATTTGGTTATGCAAAACAATTCATTATTACAAGTATCAGAAATGTTCAAAGCTTTGTTAGAAAGCGAGGAGGTAGACCGTGTTCTTATCAATAAGTTTATAAAACTCGTCCTGTATATGCACATCTGCGAAGTCCGTGCAAAATACAACTGTCCACTCAATGAACTCACTGTAAACCAAGAATTACAGCACGGCTGGTATTTTATCAATGCGGAGGAGTGCGAGATTCTAAGAAAGAAAGAACAGCAAGAACAAAAGAGATAATTGTAATAACGAGGGAGATATAGCTTATTTTCCTCGTTGTTTTATTAAACTTCATTTGGTCTTTCGCCAGTTCTATATTCTTTCGCATTTCCTTTCTTCTTAAATCCTCTTCTTCTCGTTCCCTTGTAAAACCGCCACGATTTACAAACATCACTATTTCTGAATATCTATCTGTGCTTATCCACAGTTCTAAATCATCATTATTCTTTATTGCGCCTACAAACCTTTTATTGATAAAATCCAGCATGTAGAGAAGATCATCTTTGCTTTCTACCCCTGCCCTATCCATTACACTACTTGCTCGGAGATACCCTTTATCGTGTTCTTTCAATAACATTTCTAAAAGCATATCCAGTTTCGCTTCGTTCATACTAAATTTTTCTTATTGGTTTTCAATCAGTTACATATTTATACTAAAAATATGTAGTATAAAATTTGCTTTATACTACAAAAGTGTAGTATATTTGCAATATCAAATTAACAGAACAAAATTAGAAATAAAAATGAAACAAACAAACAAAAAAAGAAAAAGAAAAAATAAAATTTCAGTTGGCCAGAGACACAGAGATATTTTAATAGAAAGTTTTGACTGTTCTGTCCAATCAATAGAAAACGCGCTGAACTATGTAACAGACAGCGATTTAGCAAGAGAGATAAGAACAAAGGCCAAAGAACTTCTAAAAGAAGAAGTCAGAAAAGTAAAAATAATATTAGATGAATAGCCAAATTTTAGATAAACAAATTCTGATGATGACAGGGAGAGAGTTTTTAGAACTATTCGGAATCATTAAAGACAGCACCCCTATCAGAGAAGATTACAGCAAAAAAGAACTTGTGTATGGTTTAGATGGCTTGGCAAAACTTCTGGATTGCGGAAAAACAAAAGCACAGCAAGTTAAAAACTCTGGGATAATAGATGAAGCAATTATTCAGAATGGCAAAAAACTAATCATAGACAAAAACAAAGCATTAGAACTATTAAAAAAATAAAAAAGCCCCCAGCGGCAACTGAGAGCAATTAACTTTAAAATCATTATCGATTATGAAAACAACTTTAAACAAACAATTAACGATGGCAAATTTACAAAAAAAAGCAGAAAAAACAACAAGAGGTTGTGATTTATATAGATTAGCTTGGAAAATGATAGAAATCCAAGGGTTTGAAAACTACGATAACAGCGAGTTTCTTTGGTTCCAATTATTCTTCGATGGACTTGACAGACAATGGTGTGTAGAGGAGAAAGTAAGCAAGAATAAATGCGAGTGGATACTCACAAGAGATGGCGAAGAAATCTCACCCCTTGGAAAGCACTCAAAGTTCATTGAAAACTTCATAGAAAGCAAAAGAGAAGAAGAATTAGAATACATATACTGATAGTTTTTAATAGATAGTTTGATTTTTCCACCGCCCAAATCTTTTTCATTGTACTCATTCATAAATTAACTTAAACAGGGCGGTGGTTTTTAAAAAGATAATAAGATGAACGCAATATATAAAATACACAAATTAAGACTTTGGAAAAAATGGGTAATGAACAACAGAAAGCATGATTTCTACCATAGAACTATATACGACAATAACACTTATGAAAACGAATTACAAAGAGCTGACCGAATTCTTGCGGTTCTTAAATAAGATCTACATAGAATACAAGGGCGAAGAATTTAAGCCAACAGCAGAAGAATTTAAAAAAGTAAAAGAACGATTCACAACAAGATAAAAACAAGTGCTGTCTGAATTTAACACAATAAAAAATGTTAGAAATCTGGTAACAGACAGCATTTTAAAAACTCCCTGTTGCAAGTAATCTACCAAGAAAACAAACAAATGCAGGGTAACACAGCCCAGTTGTCCGAAAACTGGAAAACACGAGCAACGCTGGGCTGTTTTTAACTTAAAAATCAAGCAAAAATGAAAAATAAACAAAACATATTCAAAGCGATTTCAGAATTTCAGCAAGAAGTTCCAGTGATACACAAAGACACGCAAGGTTTCGGCTACACTTATGCTGACCTGCCGAAAATCTTTGAAGTGATAAACCCACTACTCAAAAAACATGGACTTGGATTTACACAGCTATTAGAAGGCAAATCTATCAGAACAATAGTCTTTCACATAGAGTCAGGCGAAACGCTGGAAAGCGTGATAGATATACCGCAAGAAGTGGATTTAAAAGGAATGAATGACTTCCAAGTGTTAGGCTCTGCAATCACTTATTTAAGAAGATATGCAATATCCTCAATTCTTGGGCTGGTGACCGACAAAGACACCGATGCGCACGGAGAACAAACAAAAGACAACAAAGCGCCAGCAAAAACACAAAACACGCCTGAAAAGTGGCTAAATGTAGGTTCAACAGAATGGGAAGGACTAGTAAACGCAGTAGAAAATGGTTCAGTCTTAACATTGGCGCAAATCAGAAAGAAATACAATGTATCCAAAGAAACCGAAAAAGAATTAGCAACACTAAACATCACATAATATGACACCTATATCAGTAATTGAATTGATGCCCTCCACCAGCGACCAAGTGCAGAACTTCGCTGAACAGGTAAAAGACCAAATCCTAAACGGAGACTATGATTTTAGAAAGTTTCTGTATCAGAAAAAGCTCATTGAAAAAACATTTGAAATCATCAGTGAAGACAAGGAGTTGAAAGCCTATTTTGAAAAAGAGATAGAAAAATACGGAGCAGAAGGAGTTGGATTTAATGATTTAAGGTTTGAAATAGGCAGTCGAAAGACTTGGGAATATTCCAACACAGGAGATACAGAATTATTCAGATTAGAGGAAGAAAAAAAGATGTTGGAGGCGAAGATTAAAGAAAGACAAAGACTTCTGCAAACATCGAAAAAACCTTTTGCCGATGTGGAAACAGGCGAAATCATCTACCCAGCCTACTATTCAGAGAAAACCTTTATAAAATCAAGTCAAACAAAACAATGAAAACAGAAATAATAAGTGTTTCAAGAATGGGAACAGGGCTGTTTGCTACTGACACAGAGAGTGAAGAAATGATAAGGTCTATTCCCAAAGGCGAAAACATCATCATTAAAATAAGCAATAATCGTAATGAAAGAATGCATAAGGCTTACTTTTCTATTCTCGGTTTTGTTTGGGATAACCTCCCTGAAAACATGCAAGAAAAATGCCCAAAGCAGCACTTTTATAAACTTCTGAAAGAACTACAGGGCAGATATGAGATTGTTTATAAAAATGGAGAAAAAGAAGTGAAAGAATATGAAAGCATCAATTTCAGCAAAATGGGACAAAAACGCTTTCATGAGGTATTTAAGGAGGATTTGGAATTTATCATAACTGATATACTACCTCCGCTGGGAATGGATGATTTTATAAGCGTTTTAGTCAATCAATACGAATTAACATTATTAAAATACAATTTATAACATGGAACAAACAGGAATATTTTTAAAAGCAGGAGAAATCAAAACTTTTGATAGTGGATTCAAAGTGCAGGAGTTTTATTTGGATTGTAGGACTTACAACCAATTCACAGGAGAACCAATAGAAAACTTGCTGAAATTTCAAGTTTCAGGAGATAGAATAAGCCTCCTAAATGGGGTTAAAAAAGATGATTTGGTTAAGGTTCATTTTAATATCAAAGGAAAGTTATTTGAAAAGGAAGATGGGACAAAAGGACATGGTCAAAATCTAAATGTATGGAAAATAGAGCCAGTAGATAGAAGAAACTACACACCAGAGCCATCAGTAAAACCAGAACCGACAACTAAACCAACAGCAGAAACCGAAGAGGTAGAAGATGATTTGCCATTCTAAATTAACAAATTATGTCTATAACATCCACAAAAGCATTTGCAGAGATTCAGGTAAAACTACCTGACAGGAGAAGAGAAGTTTATAAGGCTATTGCTGAAAACCCTAACTCATCAATTTATGATATAGCCGATGTTTTAGGCTGGAACTTAAACCAAGTGAGCAATAGGATAAACGAGTTGGTAAATTCAGGATTGGTAGAGAAAACAGGTTCAGAAATACACGGAAAGTTTGAAAGGGATTTGTTTTCTGTTATCACTGACAAGGAGAAGATAATCGAAAAGCAAAGACAATTATACAAAGGATTTACTTCGGTAAAAGCCGATTTAGAAGCCGATTATAATAATTGCAAAACAGAAAACGGAAGAAAGATTTTAAAAAACAGAATAGAATACTATAAAGAAAAAATAAGGAATTTAAAATGGTTGATTTAAAAATACTTGTAGAGGGCTGGGCTGAAAGAAAAGGTATACTGGAACACGAAAAACCAATGAAACAGCTTTTAAAAACGCTGGAAGAAATCACAGAATTACACGCAGCAATAGAAGATTACAATTTAAAGGAAATAGAAGATGCGATAGGCGATGTAGTGGTTACTTTGATAATCTACGCCAAAATGAAGAGTATCACGCTTTTTCCTAATGGCAGTGAAGAGTTATCCGATTCCAAAGGAACAGCACAAGACCCTTATTTCCTTTTGGATAACTGCAATAAACTTATGCAGTTGGAGAAGTTCACTAATGATTCAGTTGAGAAATACCACGCAGTTCAGATGATGTTGTTCTTGCTGAACCAAATCGCCAACAGATTTAACCTCAAAATTTGGGAATGTTTGCATTCGGCTTACAAGGTTATAAGCAAAAGAAAAGGAAAAATGATTGATGGGCAATTTGTTAAAGACTAATGGAAGCAGGACAATACGCTACACTGAACAAAGATGTAGGCTTTAAAAAGGTAGTTTACAGCAAGAAAGGAACGAAGGTAAAAATCATCAGCGTAAGTGGAAACGCTGTGATTTACGAAACAGAAAACGGGAAACGCTTTCCGTGTAACATTAAAGATTTAGAATGAAAAATAAAGTAAAACAATGAAAATTAAAGCATTTAGAAACAAAGACAGGAATTTATTAGAAGTGTGCGCTAATTCATATGGTAAGTTAGGTATATGTATTAAATATGATTTATGCCTAACACGCCCTAATTTAAAGGATGAATTTGAAAAGCTTTATAAAGAGTATTGGATATCATTAGAAAAAGAAGATATAGAACCTTTAATAGAAATGCTCAAAGAAATAAAAGAAGAGCTTTATAATAAGTCAAAAACAGAGGAAAAGTAAAAGCAATTAGACAGAGTAGAAGTTCTTTAAAACATTAAAACCAATAAAAAATGGAACGAGATAGCTTCGTGTTTTATAGTTCATTCCTAAAAGCCATTAGAACGATAAAAAAGAGGGACATTCAAGCCGAGTTAGCACTTGCCATAATCGAGTATGGAATAACAGGTGAAACTGCTGAATGTGGTGAAATGGTAAGTATGGCAATGGAACTGATAAAACCACAATTGGAAGCCAACAATCAAAAATACATCAATGGTTTAAAAGGAGGTGCTCCAAAGGGAAATCAAAACGCAAAGAAAGAAAAAGAACAACCAAAAAACAACCAAGAAACAACCGAAGAACAACCAAAAAACAACCAAAAACAACCCAATGAAAATGTAAATGTAAATGATAATGTAAATGAAGAAGAAAAAAAATATATAAAAAAAGAAAAATCTTTCAAGGAATTTACCGAGCAGGATTTTATAGAGGAATTGAAATTACATTCCGAGAAATACAGCAAGGAAATGCTTAAAGACTTTTTTATCTACTGGACAGAGCCGAACGAAAAGGGGAAGATGAAGTTTCAGTTGCAGAAAACTTGGAGTACAGCAGGGAGGTTAAGCACTTGGTCAAGAAACGATTTCAATGGCAATAGTGGGAGTAAGCAGAAAGAAACCAAGCAGTCAGGTGGGCATATAGCACGAGATGGAACGAGAATAACGATGTTTTAAAACCGCAGGATTATGACAGAAATGATAATGTCGCTGGCGACAAATCACATCTACGAGATTGAAATCAACAGGAATGCAGAAAACTATTCGGTCTGTCCTGAATGTTCTAAAAATAGGCGAAAAAAGAACATCAAGTGTTTCTCCTACAACGCAGAAAAAGAAGTCGGCTACTGCAATCACTGCGAGGCGAGATTTGTGAAGCATGTTCCCTTTGAGAAGAAAATCTATACGAGGCCAGAGGTAAAGTGGGAAAACTACACCAAACTCTCTGAAAAGCTGGTAAAGTGGTTTGAAAAGCGAGGGATTTCCCCAAAAACACTCCTGCGGATGAAGATTGGCGAAAAGGAAGAATGGATGCCACAAATTGAGAAAAAAGCCAACTGCATCGTGTTTCCCTACTTCCGTAACGGCGAATTGGTAAATGTGAAGTATCGAGACGGGCAGAAGAATTTCAAACTGCATTCGGGTGCAGAATTGATTTGGTTCAATTACGATGCGCTGAAAACCTATAAGGAAATCATCATCGTAGAGGGCGAAATGGATGCGCTTTCACTAATCCAAGCAGGATTTGAAAATGTCATCAGCGTGCCGAATGGAGCATCTACTGGGCGAATGGAATACTTTGACAACAGCCTTGAAGACCTCAACCAAGTAGAAACTTTCATTTTAGCAACCGACAACGACATGAAAGGTTTGGAACTCAAAAACGACCTTACTCGCAGACTTGGAATAGAAAAATGCAAAAGCGTGTCATTTAAGCAGTTTAAAGATGCAAACGAGTTGTTAGTCGCAGAGGGAGTAGAAAGTGTCCGTAAGGCTGTGGAAAGTGCCAAATTTTTGAAGTTAAGCAATGTGTATGCGGTGGAAGATTTCCAAAGTGACTTGGATGCTTACTTTGAAAACGGACTGCCACAAGGGTTAAGAATTGGCGTAGAGGGACTTGATGACAGGATAAGGTGGCAGACGGGGAGGTTTGGCGTAGTGACTGGAACACCAGGGAGCGGAAAGTCTGAGTTTATGGATTTTATCTACTCAAAACTGAATGCGCTGTATCATTGGGGAATTGGTTACTACACGCCTGAAAGTATGCCTTTGCCATCGCACTTTGCGAGAGTTTTCTCAAAGTTCATCGGCAAAGAATACAAAAAGGGAGTGATTTCCGAAACAGACAAGGAAATAGGCGAAGAATACCTCAACAAAAATGTTTTTTGGGTAGCACCTCACGAGGATATGACCATAGATGATATTTTGGCAAGGTTTGAATATTTAGCCAAAGCCAAAGGATGTAAGGCTTTCCTGATAGACCCTTTCAACAGGATAGAACAGGGAGCAAATCACAGCGATAACGAACGGCTGTATATCAAGAAAGCGCTTGGGAAGATGATTTCTTTTACCAAGAAAACCGACAGCCTCTTGTTCTTGGTGGCGCACCCTACGAAACTGCCAAAGGGAAATGATGGAAAGTTTAAGATGCCAACGCCTTACGATATATCAGGTTCTGCCGACTTTTGGAATATGCCTGACTATTGTATGTCAATCCGAAGAAATCAAGATGATGATGGCAAATTCCTCTCGCACGGAACAGTGCTGGTAAGCAAGACCAAGATAAACAAAACGCTGGGAGATACAGGACAATGGGATTTTTGGTATAACATCAATAACGGCAGGTATCTCACGGATTTTAACGATGGCGCAGAGAGAATTTGGGATAATTCCAACTGGATAACCAAAGAAGAACCAAAAGAATACACGATGCCAAAAATGGAAGCCACACCTGAAATCTTCCAAGATGATGATGACGGCTTTCCATTCTAAAAAACAAAAATTATGACACTGGAAGAACTCAAAAAAGACCCAATGAAACAGATAGAAAGGGTCGCTAAAAGCAAAGATATAAATGCCCTTATAAAAACCTATGAGGAGCAGAGAAAGGAACAGAGAAAAAGATATAAAAAAACAGAAGTAGCAAAGGGGATATGGATATAGCAAAACAAAAAGCCGAAATACCTGATAAACACATCACAAGCACTTGTTTATTTAGTAGATTTCATAAAGAAATGAGCCAAAGAAGAAGCAAACTGGCTGTGAGAGAATATAAGTCTATTAAGGGAACTAAAAAGATTTGGAATAAAGAGGTTCAAGAATGGGATGAAAATTTGTTCAATGAGTTGGTTGAGCAATATACTGACAAAAAAAAACACCTCAAAATAGAGTCCGGAATGCCTGATGGACACATCACAAGTAGTCACTTGTTTAAGGAATTCTTTAAGCGGTTGAGTTATAGGAAAAGCGAAATTGCAGTGAGGGAATACAGGGCAATTAAAGGGTATAAAAGACTTGGAAGGAGTGTAATCCAAGAATGGGACAAAAGCCTATTCGATGAGTTGGTAGACAAGCACATCACTATAAGGACAGCCAAGAAGAAAGGATACAAACAGCGAGAGATTCCACAAGGTTACATAACCGCCACCCAGTTGTTTGATAAGTTTTCCAAGATTTTAAAGCCATCAAAAGGCAAAATGGCTTTGGCTGATTATCAGGCGGTAAAGACACCTCAAAAGTATGGAAGACACCAAATTCAAGAGTGGGATGAGAAACTATTCCAAGAGTTGATTGAAAAATACGAGCCTAAAAAGAAAGAGACTGTAAAGAAAACCAAAAAGCCTATAATCCACGCAGGATTAAGCGAAAAAGAAATCCTTGAAAAAGCCAAAGAATTAAACCGAAAGGTAAAGTTTGTCCCAATGGGATATTCGCCCTCTTGGGAGCGAGAAAAGGAAGTAATCAAAGCAAAAAAGGAGCAGATAGACAAGTCAGCATACAAGCCGAAAGATTGCAGCATACACACGCCAAAAGGAGGTAAAATCCATATTCCAGAGGGATACCTCAAAGTAAAGGATTTGCGAGAGAAATTCTTAGAGAGAATAGGCTCGTATGTAATAAGGATGGATATGGAATACCGAAGCCGAGTGAATGAGATTATCTTGGGTTCTGTCAAGGCTTACGAATGGAATGAGGATATTTTCAAAGAAGTAACAAGCAATTATAAACGAAAAAAGAGATACAAAAAATGGTAATAATAGTTTCAATCCTAATCTTATCAATCGCCATTGTGATTATAGCATGGAGCAAAGATATTAAGATGCTGGAAGACCGAATAGAGGAATTAACCGAAAAATTAGAGCAATATGAAAATAGTAAAGTTAATAGCGCTGGTGCTGTTCCTATGCAACTGCAAAGCGAAAGACCCTTACAAGCAATTCAAAAGGGAGATAAAAAATAAACCAAGTAAAGAACAAGTAAACAAACATTTAGCATGAATACAGCAGGACAACACCTTACGGAATACCATAAAAAACTCTTGAAAAAAGAAGCCAAATACGAAAAGAAAGTAAGAACAAGAAGAATTGAAAGCCTTACCATTGAAGAGCATGTAAAATTAAAATCCATCATGTCACAGTTCTACTGCACGGTAGCCCTGCAGATTGAGTTGGTAGATGCACTGGAAGAAATGAAGATTAGTAAGGCAGGTATGGGAGAAGAAGATGGAAAACATCGTGAAAATTATGCCTCAACTCAACGCCAAGCAATTTGATATGCTGGAAGAGTTTATTAGAAATTTAAAATATAAGAAATAAACAGATGACTTACGGATACATTAGGGTTAGCACAGATAAACAAGATACAGAAAGTCAAAAATTAGGAATAAAAGAAAAAGCAAAACAATTAGGGCTAACGATAGATGAATGGATTTCTGATGATGGCGTTTCAGGAGCAAAAGAACCCGAAAAAAGACTGTTAGGAATACTGCTGGAAAAAGTAGAAAAAGATGATGTAATCATCGTTTCAGAAATATCAAGAATAGGAAGAAAACTATTTATGATATTTAGAATATTGGAGGAACTTATGGAAAAAGGCGTTAAACTTTATTCTGTAAAAGACGCCTATAATTTAGATAATTCCTTAACCTCAAAAGTTTTAGCCTTTGCCTTTGGTATGGCAGCAGAGATAGAACGGGATATGATTCAAAAAAGAACAATAGAAGGACTTGCGCGAAAAAAAGCAGAAGGGGTAATACTTGGAAGACCAATGGGGAGCAATTCTGGGGGGCGAAAACTGAAAGGGAAAGAAGAGGAAATACAATCTTATTTAGATGTGAATGTGGGAATATCTGCTATTGCAAGAATATTTAAAGTAAACAGGGGAACAGTACTTCGTTTTATAAAAGAAAAAGGGTTAAATTATTGCAACACCAGCTCTTTCGCAGAGCAGGCTGAAAGAATAAATAATTCTGAAAATTCACCCAGAAAAATCGCAGAAAAAAGGTCATTGTTTTTAATTCCCAAAAAAGAAGAAATCATAAAGCTTATCGACCAAGGTAAGGGATGTACTGAAATTTCAAGAATCTTATCAAATGAAGAAAATAAAATCTCAGCTAACAGCTTAAAAAGTTTCTTGATTAGAGAAAATATGTATGATTATCTCATTAAAACAAACGCTCAAATTAGACTTGAAAAAAATAAAAATTCTGGAGAATATAACGCTGAAAAAATAAAAAAATATGCAGGAATTGATTGATTTAACAAAGATTTTAGAAGTAGGAGATGAAATCTACGATGCTGTGTTTGATAGAAAATGCATTGTAATAGATATTGACTTGTCTCAAGAGTTACCAATATTAGTTGCAGGAGTGAATTCAGGAGCTAATAAAAGAAGGTATTCCAAGTGTGGAAGTTTAATTAGTATTGGAAAAGATTGTTATTTGTTCCCGAGTAAAGAAAATAGAGATTGGGAGGGATACCAAAGCCCCGTAAAAGTTTTTCAGTACGACATAGTACTGGTGAGTAATGAAGAAAACGAAAATTATCAATTAGGAATATTCTCACATAAAGATAATGAGGGAAAGTATCATGTTTTTTCAAAAGTAGACATAAAAAACTTATCAGGTGAGGTAGAGACTACTCCGTATGATTACTTGAAAGATGTCCCCTTTGAATGTGGTAAATTCTTCTATACCAAACTTGGGAACAGGGGTTTCAAAAAAAATGTAGTAGCAAAAATAACAAGACTTAAAGAGAATGGAAACGAATAATTTATACCAGTCAATTTTAGAAGCTGCGCTAAACGCAGATTTACAGGTTTTATCCGATGAAAAATGCTGCCAGCTAATGGCTTGGCTTTTAAATATCGGCGGATATACGGAAGAGAGCACTCATAACTCCAAGCTAAAAGCTGATATTTTCTATGCCCAAAAGAGATTAAATATCCTCGGAGGAGAGATTCCTACTCCTGAAAATATACCTATGATAAAAAAATACCATAAAGAACTCATCGCCTATCTCAATGAGGAAATAGAAAAACCACAATGGTTGATAAGTTTAGAGCATTATTATAAATTAAGACCTTGCAATATTTAAACTGTTATAGAGGCTTATTAACAATTTGAAACAAGAAGTAAAAATGTTAGATGGATTGTTAGAAACATGTTAAATAAAATAAGTATAAACAACGGAATATGAAAACAATAGGAGAGATAAGATGTAATATTGATAATCTAAAAACAGAGCCAAATTTAGTAGAATATGTAAGGTCTGATTTGGCAGGTATTATTGATATGTTAGAAAAACAAAGAGGTGACAAAAACACATCACCAGCAAGTGCAGAAAAACAAAGATTGATTTCTATAGCACAAACAAAGTTAGAGGAAGCGTGTATGTTCACCATAAAGGCTTTATATGCCAAATAAGTAACTTACTAAATAGTAACATTAAAGCAGCAATTATGAGAACAATAAAATTTAGAGGTCAAAGAACCGAAACCAAAGAATGGATTTGTGGAGATTTAGCCTACATATATAACCGAATACCTTGCATTATGCCTGAATGGTGTATGTCTTCTGTTCCTGATGATGAAGAAATGAAAAGAAACAAAGAAATGCTTTTAGGTGGATTTATGGAGGTAATTCCTGAAACAGTAGGTCAATTTACAGGGCTACATGATAAACTTGGAAAAGAAATTTATGAAGGAGATATTTTAAGTGTATTTTTTACTGATAAAATAAATGATTTAGAAGAAATAGAATTAATAGGTAAAGTTGAAATGACACCTTTTGGTACAAGAATTAAATGTATCCCTCCAAATCATGAACTGCATAGACCTATTATAGAGTACGATGATTCGGGTAATAGATATATAGATAGTTGTACTTGTGAACCTCAAGAATATTGGAATATAGAAAATGAAGAAGAATTTAAAGATTTTTCTTTTGAAGAAGGTGGAGGTGTATTTAAAAGATTTCAAATATTAAAAGTAGTAGGAAACATTCATGATAACCCAGAATTAAATAAATAAGATTTTATGGAAACAAAAGAATTTAAAATTCAAGTGCCAGAAGGCTACGAAATTGACAGGGAAAATTCAACTTTTGAAAAGGTAGTTTTTAAGAAGGTTGAAAATGAACTTCCGAAGAGTTGGGAAGATTTATACGAGGTTGGGGGTTGGTTTGTGGATTTACACAGCAAGGTTGTTACTTCAGGTAGTATGCGTACAGCAGACAGTGTTAAAAATAGATTTCCAACGAAAGAAGAAGCAGAAGCATGTCTAGCACTTTCTCAATTATGCCAGTTGAGAGATAGATATAATGATGGTTGGAAGCCTGATTGGAAAGATGGTGTTGAAAAACATTGTGTTTATTTTCATAGTAATGAAATTAATAGTGCATATACATATTCATCACACAGGGTCTTAACTTTCAAAACACAAGAACTTAGAGACAAATTTTTAGAAAACTTTAGGGATTTAATAGAAACAGCAAAACCATTATTATGACAGACTACGAGGAATTTTTAGTTTCTGTTGAGATTGCAAAGGAACTTAAAGAAATAGGATTTAATGAACCGTGTTTATTTGTGTTAAATCCTCATAATACTTTAATACTAAGTTCAGAGGTTCATGACAAGGGAATAATTGATATTAGAAAAATCAAACCCCGTAGCAATGGTAAATTAGGAGAAGATTTTTGCTCAGTACCTACTTACGAGCAAGTATTCGCATGGTTTAGGAAAAAGGGGTTATATGGAAACATAGAGGCAGGAAGTAAATACAACTCTATCTACATTTTTAGTGACAACGATTTAGATATGGGAAATAACATTTATCCTACCCATGAAGAAGCAAGAGAAGAATTATTAAAAAGGTTTATTAAAATTTATAAAGAAAATATTTAGATATGAGAAAGTTTTTAGTTTTTGCTTTAATCGGAGGTGTGTTATGTTTAATAATAATCCTCGATTCTAAGGAAAGATCCGAATGTGAAGAAGCCAGAAGAACAGGCGTTTTAGTAGATGTAATAAAGGAAGATAGAAGGTCTTATTCAGAATATTACTCTGTGTGGAAATGTGGTAATAGATATATAACATGCGACTCAGATATAGTTGAGTATGCTGTTTTTAATAGAAAAAGAAAATAATATTATGAAATACAAAATAACTTATAAATACAATGTACACTTTCCCGACCCAAGAGGAACACTCTCCTTTGTTCGTGAAATGGAAATTGAAGTTAAGGATGAAAAACAGTTGTATAAGGAGTTGGAGCGTTTTGAAGCGAATGGTAAACGCGAAGTAATAGAAATTAGAAAAATAGAAAATGAAAAAACAAACATTTGAAAAAGGAGATAGAGTTTTTGACTATCTCAAAGGCTGGGGAGAGATTGTACACCTATACAGCGATAATTGGGAAGAAGTAGATGACAATTACATTGTCTGTGTTGTAAAGTTTGATTCCGGCGAAGAACTTGAATATTTTACAAAGTATTTAGTGACAAAAATGCTTTCTTTCACGGAATACACTCTGAAAGGATTTACCCAAGAAAGACCTATAAACTATGAAGAGTATGTAGGAAAGTGGGGAAAGTTTTGGGATGATGAGAAAGAGTACATCATTAGCAAGTTGGAGGGTTATAGTAGTGAAGGATTTAGAACTACAACTTCAATAGCTCTTTATGAATATTTTGAACCACTAACAGAAGAACAAATAAAAGTTTTAGGATTATGCAATTAAGAAACAAATTAGATGAAATTTTAAAAGAATACATCAGGCTGTTTGAGGAAAAACACGAGGTGTTCTTTGAGTTTGCCGTAGGAGATGATTTAATGGGACTTTTGTGCTTTGGAGACTATCTATTCACAACGAGAGATGTAATCTACGATATAGATAACGATTTACCTAAAAGACTCATCTTCCAGTGGCAGGATGATAGTTTTGATAGCAGCAAAAACCCTCAACACTCAAAAATAAACCTCCAATCCTACGCAAGAGGATTAAGATTTGAAGATTTAAATAAGTAAAAACATGAACGATTCAGCATTTGAAGAAAAAGTAAATCACCCAAGCCATTACAACGCTGGGAAGATTGAAGTAATAGACTTTATAGAAGACCAAAATTTGAACTTTAATTTGGGCAACGCCGTGAAATACATCAGTCGAGCAGGGAAGAAAGACCCAGTAAAGTTTAGGGAAGACTTGGAAAAGGCTATTTGGTATCTTAACAGGGAATTAAAGAAATAGAAATATTTTATTAACCACACCCTGCACCAGCAGGGCTTTTTTATTCTTATTTTTATTTGTTCTAAATAAGAAAATATACTATATTTGTGAGGATGAATAAGGAAGATAATTTGCTGTTGAGTGTAGCCAGTTATTTAAGGCTGCAATATCCTAATGTGCTGTTCTGCCATATCGCTAACGAGAGAAAGACCAGCATACAACAGGGGGCGAAACTCAAAAGACTGGGCGTAAGAGCAGGAATGCCTGATATTTTAATATTCAAGCCAAATAAGACTTATTCAGGTTTGGCGATAGAGCTTAAAATAAAGCCCAACAGACCAACCAAAAACCAATTAGAGATCTTAACCATGTTGAGCAATAATAATTGGAATACGGCTGTATGCTACGATTTTGAAGAGGTAAAAACTCTAATAGATAACCATTTGAATTTAAATTAAAAACAAAAACATAATGTCAGCGCCAAAAGGAAATCAATATTGGGAACTACGCAAGAAGCACGGAAGAAATAGAAGGTTCGGCTCGGCTCAAGAGTTGTGGGAAACAGCATGCGAGTACTTTAAGTGGTGCGATGACAATCCACTAATGAAGTCAGAGGCTGTAAGAGGAGGCTCACTATCAGGAACAATTATTGAGGTGCCAATCAATAGACCTTACACACTACAAGGGCTTTGTGCTTTTTCAGGCGTAAATACCAAGTATTTTAACGACCTTAAAGATGATTTGAAAGCCAAGCCTAATCAAGATTTTTCCGATGTTATTACACAGATAGAACAAATAATCTACTGCAATAAGTTTGAGGGAGCAGTGGCAGGGTTCTTTAATGCGAACATTATAGCGAGGGATTTGGGGCTTACAGACAAGAAAGACCTTACAACGGCAGGGGACAAAATAAATACTATCCCTTCTTCTATTCAGGTAGAAGTGGTAATGCCACAGGAGGAAGACTAACATAAATTCTTTTCATAGTTATTATTTATTATTGATTTGCTACCGAAAGCCTCGCAGAAATGTGGGGCTTTTTAAATTAGAAAATATGGACAAAAAGATAAAATTCAAAGCATCAAAGGTGTTTGCGGAAGTGTGGGGTGCGCTAAATGAAAAGATACCCAACGGCAACACTTGGCAACATAAGTATAAGCTTATCATTGAGGAGGGCAGTTCAAGGAGTTCCAAGACTTGGAGTAACTTCCAAGTGCTTTATAATTTCCTTGCTAATAATCCTATTTCCTCGGCAACAGTGCTGAGGGACACACAGAAGAGTTGTAGGGATATTGTGGAGAAAGATTGGAGGGAGTGGCTGAAAGACCCACAGGTAAGGAAGAAACAATTTGAACGAGGCGAAATAACCATTGAAGAGTTGGACGCTTACCTTGAAGAAGAGAACCTCTATCAGTATCTTGTGGAGAATAAGACCAATCACACTTGGACTTTTAGAAATAACGGCAACATCTTGCGATTTACTGGATTGGATGATGAAGATGATGCAATGGGGATGACACAGACCATTTGCTGGATAAACGAGCCTTACAACTTCTCGGAAGAAGTATATCGGCAACTCGCCCAGCGTTCCAAGGTTATCATCTTTGACTGGAATCCGAAACAAAACCACTGGATTGAAAAGGAGAAACTGAAAGAAACCACCTATGTGAGTTACTCTACATTTAAGGACAATCCGTTTATTTTGCCTGAACAACGGATGCAGATTTTATCCTACCAGCCGATAAAGTTCTGCGAGGCTGTGACTTCCAAAACACTCAATGAAAACAGCGCTAAAACTTACGATTTAGAGGCTAATCCGCTAAATCTAACAGCAAAACAAATCAAAGAACTGAAAAGATGCAGATACAACGAAGATGTAGGCTCTGCTTCCGAGTATCACTGGCTTGTTTATGGTCTTGGGCAAAAGTCCGAGAAACCGAATAAGATTTACAAGAATTGGAAAGTAATAAGCCTTAATCAATATAATGAAGTCGCAAAGCACGGCTACCGAAAGTATTACGGATTAGACTATGGCTTCGCCAATCCTACGGCTTGCGTGGAAGTAATGTATGATGGTGACAAATCATTCTACATTCGCCCTCTGCTCTATAAGCCGATGAACCAAATGGAGGGACCACTTGGCGAACACCTTAAATATGCAGGTGTTCCTATTGGTAATGTAACCTTTGTTTGGGCTGATAGTGCCGATAGGGAACCAGGGAGCGAGATAAGTCTAACCAATGATTTGCGAACACTATACGCAATCAATGCCGTGCCGACTTCCAAGCCTACCTATAAGGCAAGGTTTGACTTTATCAATCAGGCACGAATATACTATGTAGATGACGGTGACTTTGATAACGAATATCAAAACTACGAATATGAATATATCAACGGACAACCAACCGAGAAGCCTATCAAGAGGAACGACCACTATATGAACGCCACGGAATATTGCATCTGGGGGATAAAGGAATATCTTGGGATAATGTTTTAAGTTAAGGGAAAATTTTTTGAAAAAAGTTGCAGAAATATTTGTATAATGATAGAATTTTTACTATCTTTGACTTGTCAAACAATAACAAACAAATGAAGTCATTAAAAGTAAGCGAAATTATTAGGATGCTCCAAAAAGACGGGTGGTATCTTAAAGCACAGAAAGGCAGTCACAGACAATTTAAACATCCTGAAAAGAAAGGAAAAGTAACAGTAAACGGAAAGTCAAGTGACACATTAAGCCAAGAGTTATTAAACAGTATTTTTAAACAAGCGGGGTGGAAATAAGCCCCGCAAAAAATCAAAATAAAATGGAAAAAGTAAAAGTGTTAGTAGGTTGGTCAGAAAATAATTATTCTGCTGTTTGTGATAGTATAAACGGCATTGTGATAGATACTAACAAGGATTTAGAAGAATTAAAAAAGAGTTTCGCGGAAGTTTTTAAATTTCATGTGGAGGAGTCTTTGGAAGATGGTGATAAGTTGCCTGATTATATTGTGGCTGGCGACTATGAATTAGAATTTGAATTACAAATATCTGCTATATTGCACAAATATGATGGTATCCTTACTCGTGCAGCGCTTTCAAGGGTAACAGGAATTAACCAAAAACAATTAGGTCACTATATGTCAGGATATAGAAACCCAAGACCAAAACAAAGAGAAAGAATTGTAAATGGAATAAAAGATATAGGAAAAGAATTATTAAATGTTGTGTAGTTATTGTTTGACGACTTATTTACACAATGAACCCTGCCGATTGTGGCAGGGCTTTTTGTTATTCAAAGGTTTGGTCAAAGGTCTTATCAAAGATTTTTCTTCCCCATTTAGAGTTTTTGATTTTCCCTTTTATGGTTAGTTCATTAGCGCCTTTATCGTATTGCAGGGCTTCCGTGCCGAACGGATAGATGCTGTAAGTTTCGCCACTAATATAAACATCTATATACCCTCTGCTCGGTATCTTCTCCCCTGTGTAGATATCCTCGCCTATTCGCCAGCGATTGTAAAGATTGTAAAACTCCTCAAAGGATACATTCGTGAGTGTGACCTCTATGTTTTCCGTGCCGAACAGCACACGGCTTGACCTCCTTAACCTTTCAAGGTTGATATTTTCATTTAAAATATCTTTCTCTTTTGGTAGGTATGGTATTTTATCCGTGTCTGGCTCTACCTCTATCTTGCCGTTGTTCTTGTAATTGGTCACGATGATATTCTCGCCGTTGGGTTTCTTGGACAATCCACCACCGAAGAGAGGAAACCACCTTTTCATATGGTATTTCGGATTGTGATACAGATTTACGGCTGTTCGCTTGTTCTTTACGCCCTCGGCTGAAATAAAGCCATCTGTTGCCGTGGCGTTTCTGTTTTTAATCACATCGGTCAGCGTGTGTTCTATCTTGGTAAGGATTGTTCCCTGTTCTATTCCTACTCGCTTGTCAAGGGTAAGTGTGTGGGACTTGATGGCAAGTATTGTGTATTCTCCGACATTCAGCCCCTCTACGATTTTTATTTTATCTCCTACTTTGAACGGTAGGGTATCCCAAGGCGATTTAGAGGCTGTAAGTGTCAGCACTCCCCCAGCATCCGAGTGGACAACATCAGGGAAAGAGCCTGAATCTACATAACTTCCTGTAACAGTGTCTATCAGCACTAAATCATCATCATTGTCGTTGGTGCTATCGTTGGTATCATCCAGCAGGTCTTGGATTTTATACTCATCGATGATAAAGCCTGTGGTCTTGTCAAGTTTCTTCTTTACGGACTTTATCGGTGTGGAACACTCCATTTTCGTGTTGAAGTTAAAGATATCCCCTTTCTTCTTGGTGGAATATTTCTTTGTTCCGAATATCAGGTTATTATAACTTATATCCTTATCGTTTTCTATGGTCAAATTCTCCTGAACAAAGTCTTTACTTGTAAGGTCATACGCCTGAACATCTTTGAAGAAATAGTCTATATCCTCTACTATCAGTTTGTCCTCTATAACATCAAAACCAAGGGCTAATAGTGGCGCAGCACCCTCGTAGAATAGCGACTTAAACGAAGTGTTGATTTTGTTTTCGCCTAAAAAGATATTCGCCACGCCACGCAGGAAAGACCCTGTGGCTACATATTGATTGGCATATTTTCCTCCCTCTGAAAGGATATTGGAAACCAATCTAATCTTTCCATCAGAATAATTCTCTGCCACTTTGTCAATAGCATCAAAAAGGCTTACCACCTTGGACTTCCTGCCGAGTTTGTCAATGCTGGAGGATATGGTAATAGAACCGTGAGTTTCTTCAAAAAAGAACTGACATCGTTCGTAACCTTCAGGGAATGAAAGATAAACCCATACTTTACTACCTGCTGGAATATCTCCAAGGTCAAATTCTTTATTCTTAAAATATATCTGTCCAAAGTCTGTTCCTTCCAATGGTTCGGATGATGCAATATGCTGGATGTGTCTTTGGTGTATTCCCCCACCTCCGTATTCTATTTCTGCTAATAGATGAAAGGTTAAAGGAACTGCTTTTTTTACCTCTAAAGTTCCTCGTGGAATTGCAGCAAAATTACGATGAATATCATAATCTATAACCCTACGGGCTTTGAAATGAATATTTGATATAGATAACATAACATTCTTTAAGTTTGCATTTGTATAAAGCAAAGGCAGTTCATTATCTCCAGCCCAATAACGAACATGGTATTTTGAACTTCCAATTTTCAATTCTTTCCGAGCTTGGGAAGGAGAAAGGTGTTCAAAATATCCACCATATTGACCAAAAAATTGCCCTATTTGTCTTTTGTCTGCAACAGGATATAATATAGGGAATGCTTTTGTAGGAGTATGATAAATGGTATAATTTATTACACTATGAAATCGTTTCATCCATTCTGTAAAAGTAAACCAGTCTTCGTCTTGTGAATATTCTTTCATTCCCCACGCAGTCTCCACCTTTTCCTCCTCTGCCTTTAAGACAATCTCACGACTTCCTATCGGCTGTATTGGGTTTTCATCCAAATTCTTTTTGGCAAAAAGGTTTATCGTGGTATCCTCACGAGTGTAGAATTTGTTTTGCGCTTCCCTCTTCTTGATTTCGCACTCTATCACTCGCTGGCTGTTTTCGTAGTTAAGCTGGTATTTATTCAGGTTAATTTCAAAGCCAGCGCCCAAGATGTCTTTCTCCACGCCATTATGGACAACATACCACCTGAATATAATCTGCCCATCTCCTCCCTGCTCATCATACACACCCTTGATGATGTCAAAGGTGCGTTTGTCGTTGTATTCCAGTATCTTTATCTTGGAAGTTTCGCCAAGAATAAAGTTATCAATATTGTAGTATTCCTCGTTTACATCAATGCTGATATCCAAGGCATCGAAGCCGTCAGGCTCTTGTATTTCGTGTATCCCTGCATATTTCCCTGTCAGCACTTCCAATCGGAAAACCTGCCCTACTCCACTTTGGTATTGTATATTCTTAATCCCTTTCATTTCCCTTTATTTTAATGATGTTTTTGTTTTTCTTTACTCTGCTTACTGCCACTGGTATTTGTCCGCCTTTTTGGGTATATATGAAGCCGTTTAGCTCAAATACACTGGTCTTATCATACTTCCTCATTACTCGGTCTTGCTGTTCGCCTATTTTAGTCGCTAACTTGTCGTAGTCTATTGCTGGCGTGTTGATATTCATCGGCACTTGGATATTCTTAACGATGCCATTAGATAGTAGAACCTCATCCAGCGCAGGTGTCTTGATATTCTCTAATATCTTGCGTGTTTCCGATGCTGTGTAAATTCGGTCTCCCTGCTCCAAGAATTTCAGCCTTGCACCCTTGTCGCTTCCCAAATCCTTAATGTTTCCGTGCTTATCGGTATGGATTTCAGCGCCTCGCTCATCTGTCCACGCCCAGCCCTGTGGTGCGTTTTTCGTTCCTACAAAATATTGTGGCACTGGGTTTTTACTCATAATCAGCCCTGCTTGTAGCGCACCGAATGCAAGTGCAATTCCAGCAGGAACAAGACCAGCAGGAACACCAAGTTGAGCGATAGACTGCGTTGCTCCTAATGCTCCGTTCATCAGTGCCTGTTGTGCCTGCGCCTTTTGTTCAGCCCTTGCCTTTTGCGCTTGTATCATTTTCTCTTTCTGCGCTTGTTGCTCCTTGATTACCATTGCTTCATCTTCCAAGGCGTTACGCTCGGCGATTTGCTCCTCGGTAAGTTCAGATAAACCATTAAGCGCATCAAGTCTTTTGTCAATAAATCCTAACTCTGTTTCGGTTATCATCTTCGAGCGTTCCAATTCCTCATCAAGTTCAGCAATCGTTCGCTCCTTGCCTGATGATATTGCTTTCCCTGCAAAGTCACTGATTAGCGCAGTAGCCGTGTTCATATAGTCAGCGAAAGACATAGAGAAGTCCTTGCCTTGCTGTAATATCTTGCTGTATAGGTCAGAAAACTGCTTACTTACTGCATCTAATCCCAAGTCTGCCAAATTCTGCTCTACCAAGTTTTTCAGTGGCTCTAATCCCTCCACGATACGCAGAAACATCTTATTGGCTTTGTTCTTCTCATTCTCCATTATGGAAGTATCCAGCTGTGTTATCTGCAAGTCAGTCTGTGCGAGTTGGACTTTTTCATCTTCGTTAAGGTCTTTGCCTTGCTCTTGCAGAAGCGCCCTTTTTGCTTCCAACTGCTCTTTTAGTAGTTGTAATTTCTCTTTCTCTCTCTTATTGACTGCTATGGTGGTGTCGTATTCTAATAACTCCAAGAAATACTGCTTATCCTTGTAGGATATATTCTTGTCTGTCATTATCATCTGCTTCTTATATTCGGCAGTTTCTTGACCCAAAAGTTTGATATACTCTATTTCCTTTTGGTTTTTCTCCAATAAGGCTTGGTTGAGTTGCCTCATCTTGTCCTGCTGACTTTCGTTTTCATCGAATAGGTCTTTGGATTTCTGCGACTCTATTTCCCTTTGTTCCTGTTTGTATTTCTTGGCAAGGTCAAGTAGTTTGGTGTAGTATGTATCCTTTTCTTTGATAACCTGCCCATCTATTTCTATTTCCTTTACGAGCAGGTCATAGCCTGTAAGTTCATTTTGCGCCTCTACTCGCTGTCTTCGGAACTTCTCCAATAGTTCATTGTGTTCAAAATCCAAGTCTTTACGAGCCTTGTCAAAAGCCTCTTTGTCTAACTGCTCCTGTGTTTTCTCTTTTTTTACCCTGCCTTTTGGTGTCTTTTTCTTTTTCTTCGCTTTGTCATTTCCTGCCTTTGGCGGGTCTACTACTTTCACACTGCTTCTTGGCACAAGTTCTCCGTCCTTATAAATGTATTCATTGGCTCTTTTGCCTGTGAATTTTCCGTTCGCAGCCGTTTCTCTCCAAAAGTTGTTATGAATAAAGTATTTGTGTCCTTTTTGTCTTGCTTCAAGAAGTTCGTTTTCTAATTTCTTTTGGTTTTTAAGGTTTTGTAGTGTTTTCTCATCTCCTGAAAGGATTGCAGTATTTTCTTTGTTTAGGCTTGATAGTTTCTCTTTCGTGCTGTCAATGATAGAGCCAAAGTCTCCCAACATCTTGATAGCATCCTCTGTTCCGAATATAGCATCTTTGATAGATTTCACAAAATACTCTATACCCTTGATAACAAGTTTAATAACAGTGCTAATAGCCACGAGATTGGTTTTAACCTGATTAACCACCAAATTAACCAAATCCCAGCCTTTACTGTTATCAAATAGATTACCTGTCAGCGCGTTAATCACATCGCCTACGGCTTCAAAGACATCTTTCAGCTCACCCATTACACTCACGCCATCTGCTCCTCCTGTAATGGCTAAATCAAGAAACTCTTCCAATAGACCTCTGGCAATTTCTAAAACATCAGCAATAGCACCAATAAAGTCTTTATTAGTAGCGAGTGTGCTTAAAAACTCTGTCCATTGGTTTTTAAGCCTGTTCTGTGCACCAGCGAGGGTTTCTATCCTGTCAAGAGTGTCCAATCCATACATATTTTTTAACTCCTCGGCTACCTTTGGAAGAACTTCACGCGAAACCACTTGTCCCTTTTTCAGCATATCATCCAATTCGGATTCTGTTATGCCCATGGCTTTTGCGAATATCTTCATCGCCCCAGGTAATCTTTCCCCTAACTGCCCTCTTAATTCCTCTGCTTGGATATTCCCTTTGGATACCATTTGTTCCAAGGCTGTGTAGATGCCCTCTATCTGTTCAGCAGGAAGCCCCATTTTAGCACCAGCACCAGCAAAGGCTTCGAACACCTCCATAGCCTTTTCGCCCTCCAAACTGGTGTTCTTTGCCGCCGCGCTGAACTTGGTGTATGAATCCGTAAGGCTGATAAGCTCCAATCCATATTTTTCGGCAGCACTTGAAAGAAACTCCTTTTGATAACCTACTTCTTCCTCTGTTTGGAAGACTTCTTTCATTGCGTAATTCACAGCGTTGAGCTTCTGAACAGTCTCATAAGATTGAGTAGCAATGTCGCCAAGCATTCTTGCGCCGTCTGCCATAATGATACCCCCAGCAATAGAACCAGCACGGCTCATCATTCCACCGAATCCACTACCCATTCCGTTGAGTGCTGATTGGTAGTTTCCGACATTTCGCTGATTGTCCCCTACGCTTTTGTCTATCTTTTTCAGCGCAGAGTCTAATCCTACGGCTTTGAGTTTTGCCTCTGTAAATTCTTTGGATAGTTTAGATAGTTCTTTCTCATAGGCAGAAACCCCTATCTTACCATCTTTAAAGTCCTGCTCTAAAAACTGCATCTGCGCTGCCAAGTCTTTCGCTTTGTTCTTAGCATCCAGCACTTCACTTGCAAATCTCTTGTAGTGGCTTTGGCTTTCAGATAAGATTTTGTTTTGTTTCTCCTGTAACGATAAGGCTTGCTTCTTCGCTCGTGCTTCGGCATTCTGCTGGTTTGCCAATTCCTTTGCTGTTCGCACCTGTTCGGTGGTTATCTTTGCGTTTGTTAGTCTTATCTGCTGTGTTTTCTGCTCTATAGTCGCCATATCTTTGAGCGTTCGCAGATACTCTTTGGAATAGCCGTCCAAGTCTTTTATTCCCTCAATGGTCTCTTTTGGCGTTCCTCTGTTCAGTTTGGCGTTGGTTTGGTCTACAGCAGTGTTTAGTTTAGTGAAAGACTGAATTAAGTCATTCACTCCTGCTTCCAATTTGTCTAATTCTTCTAAAGTTTCCTTTGTCTGGATTACGGCTAATTTATCACTCATAAGGTTTTATTTTTTGTTATGTAATTCTACTTTCTTTATCGCCATTTCCTGCATCTTCCCAAATCGATAAAGGCTGGTCTTATTAAGGTCTATTGTTCGCTCTAAAATCATCTCAATACTCACAATAGCATCGTTGATGTTGGCTGGCTCTTTATCCTGTGCTTCTTTCTTGTTGTTCTCAATGTTCTTCATCGCCTTATCAAGGTTGGTCTGCCACATTGCTATTCTTTCCTCTATATATTTCTTTTGCTCTTGCAGGTTGTCGCTCTTACGGATTTTGATTTGTGCGAGGGCTTCTTTCATATCCTCCCAATGTTCAGGCAGTCCCATTTCCTGCCTTAATGCATTCTGCCTTTCTTTCATCTCCACGATTGCCAGCAGTGTAGTGAATTTGATAAAGTTAATTTTCGCAATCTCGGCACTTCCCAGCATCAGCAAGTCGTTGGTCTTGGCGTTAATGGATATGCTATACTCTCGGATGATGTCGTTAAACTTACTTTTCAGCATCTCCTGTTGCTCTTTGTCTTCTTCCAATTCCTCGCCATCATATCCCTTTATCATGTAGTTATAATCTCCTGTTTCTGTGATTCTTTCATAATTGAATAGTGGCAGTTCCTTGGAATCTTTATAGAGTTTCATTTGTGTTTTTATTATCCTCACAAATTTACTTATTTTTATTTAGTCTAAATAAAGATAATATATTATATTTGTAAAAATAATGTTGCTGTGGGGATTTTAACGAGAATAGACAACGGAATATCGGCTTTTAAGTCTGCGTTTATGGGCAGTAGCGTTGCGCCTATCTATGCAAGGTTGAGTAATGGCACACACTCTTATAACTACGAAACCGAGCGTATGGGCGTGTTATCGTTCTTGGGTATAGGGAAAACTTATTTTTCGCCAAAGGAAGATTATAAGGCTTACTACATAGATGGCACTTTCCTCTCTGACTGCATCAATCTATATGCAGATTTTGCTTCACAAGTGAGAATCCAAGAGGTGGATGACAAAGGCGAGGCGGTGGAAAATTCCGAATATCTGAAATTCCTTAATGAACCTAATGAGTTTCAAAACCAAACCGATTTCATCAAAGAAATGGTGGTTAATCTGCTCACTACTGGAATGTCTATTCAATACGGCAATTTCTTTAAGAACGGCAATTTAAGAGCGAGTCCATCGCTTTATAACTTGGATTTCAACAACATTAAATTCCCTGAAATAAAAGACCCTTACACGCTCACAAGGGATAAAATAAAGACCCTCAATGTAATAGAAACCCTTGCTAATGGACAGAAGAGAACGAGAGAACTGCATGAGTTAGCATTCTTTTACGATACTATCGCCAAAAAGAATTACAGAGGAGATGGCGCTGGGAATATGTTTTTCAATCCTATTTCAAGGATTTCTTCTATTCTCTATTCTATTCAGACAATCCTTAATAGCGAGGATATGATGTGTTTCCTTACTTCTAATCCTGTGAATACTATCATCAGCAGAAAGGCAACAGGGGCAGGGATTGCGCCATTGAGTGGAGACCAGAAAAACGATATAGAAAGCAAACTCAACGGAAGAGGAAGATATGGCGCTGGAATGGGTAAGGCTGGTGATGTTATCGCTACGAACGAAACACTGGAAAGATTAGACCTTACAAGGGACAATAAGAAGCTGCAGACCATAGAAATGCAGGAGAATGCCAAGGAAAACATCCGAAACAGATACCTAATCCCAAAAGACTTCTTCGGTGGAAGCACCTATGAAAACCAGCAGTTTGCAGAGGCTAAATTCATTTTAGGTAATGTAAAGACCATCACGGACAACTGGCTTCAAGAACTGACCAACAAGTCGCCTAAATACTTCAAAGAGCGAGGAACAAGACTGATTGGAACATACGACCACCTGCCGAGTGTAATCGCAATTAAAACCAAGCTCAAAAACGAGGGCTTTAAGTTCAAAGCAGAAGCGTTGGTGTCGCTTTTAGGAGCGTTTGAAAAAGCGCTGGAATTAGGCGTAAGTAACGACTTTGAGCAGTTTGTCAAAGAAAGAGGTTTTGAGGATTTTATAAATAACGAATAATGGACAAAAACACACAGAAAATAAACGAAAAACTGAAAGACCCTAAAACCAATCCTAAATTGGTGCAGAGCCTGAAAGACAAAAAGAAGATTTTAGAGAAAAAACAAATCGTGAAGAAATGATGATAAGAGCAAAAGAGATTCCTAACAGAACATTCGAAACAAAAGAGGATATGTTCAAGTTCCTGAAAGAGAATAAGAACTTCCTTATTTCACAAAAGAAAATGGCAGTGAAGCTGTCAGACCCTTTTGCGTTTTCTTTTGCCATAAATGAAAAGGGCGAAACGATTAAAACAGCAGAAGTGTCACCTGAAGAGATAAACACTATCAGGGTAAAGGCAGTTATCAACTCTACCAACATCTATGATTCCCATGGCGATGTTTCCATCAACGGAAGCTGGAACAGAACAGCCAAAAACTCCAAGAATATCTACCTGCTGAAAGAACACAAGATGAATTTTGAAAACATCATCAGCGATGAAGTGGAAGTGAGAGTAGAAAAGTTCAACTGGAAAGACTTGGGCTTTAACTACCTTGGAGAAACAGAGTGCTTGGTGTTCTACGCCACACTGAAAAAGGAAAGAAACCCTTATATGTTTGAGCAGTATGCCAAGGGTTATGTAAAAGAGCATTCGGCAGGGCTTCGCTACATACAGCTGGAACTCGCTATCAATTCAGATGCTGAATGGGATAAAGAAGAAAAGGCTGTTTGGGACAAGTATTACAACGACATTGTAAACAAGGAAGATGTAGATGAATACGGCTATTTCTGGGCTGTAACAGAACAAAAGATAATAGAGGGCAGTGCTGTGGTCAAAGGCAGCAACTTCGCCACTCCAACGATACTTGTAGAACCCGTCGCTGACACTTCTACTGCAAAAGAGGACTCGGATAATTCCACTCCTAAAAGTGTGATTGAAAATTATTTAGTAACCCTTTAAAAATTTACAAGATGAATTTTGAAAAGAAGAATTTAGCAGAAATTGCGAAGATGTCAGACGAGGAAAAAGAAAAGTATTTCGCTGACAAAGAGGCTTTTGAGACATCTCAAAGAGCAGAAGAATTGAAAAGCCTAAAAACTGGGCTTGAAACTACTATCTCTGAAAAAGAGAAAGAAACACAGAAGTCTATTGACAATGTGTTGAGAATTGTGGAAGAAATCAAGGCTACGCAAGGAGGTCTTACAGAAGATGCTTTAATAGAAGTGATAAAAAGAAATCACGATGCGATTAAAAAAGCTTACGAGTCTAAATCTGGCGTAGTAGAGATTGAGTTCAAACAAGTAGCTCCAATTACTACTGGTGCTGTAACATTGGGAACGGCTCCTAATATCTTAGGAACACAAATTGCGCCTGTTTCTAATGTTAATCTTCGTGGAATGGACATTGAGAACTTCGTGTCTGTATTGCCTACTTCACAGCCTGTATATGCCTACACAGAAGTAGTGCCAAAAGATGGAAACTACGAGTTTGTAGCAGAAGGGAACAAAAAGCCACAGATTGACTTCAAGGTTTCAACAGAGTTTGCGAAGCCAAAGAAAATCGCTGCTTGGATGCACTTAACAGAAGAGTCTGTTTACGACATCAAAGGATTAGAGGGCGTAGCAAAAGACTACTTGAAAAAGAAACACGACCTGTTCAAAAACAAGGCTATCTTGTTCGGTGATGGTGCTGGGGAAAATCCAAAAGGAGCAACAAAGTATGGCCGTACGTTCGTGGCGAACAGCATGGCGCTGAAAGTTACAAAGCCTAACTTCATGGATGTAGTGAATGCAGCAGTGACTGACATCGCTACTACTCACAACTACGAGGATGAAACTCCATATATGGCGAACTTGGTGCTTGTGAATCCAGTGGATTTCTACTTGGAATTAGTGGCAGCAAAAGACAACGATGGAAGACCATTGTATCCAACAGCATCACTATTTAACACGGTGGTAATCGGTGGAATGGTTATCAAGTCTGATGAGTCTATTCCACAAGGTAAAATCTTCGTGGGAGACCTTAGCAAGTATAACATCACGGACTACCTTTCTTACACAGTGAGAATCGGTTGGATAAATGATGACTTCATCAAGAACCAATTCGTAATCTTAGGAGAATCAAGATTCCACGCATTCGTGAAAAAACTTGATGAAAAAGCATTCATCTACGATGACATTGCTACAATCAAAACAGGAATTACAAAAGCATAAACAAATATGGAAGTAAAATTGTTAAGAGAATGGGGCGACCATAAGAAAGGTGCAGTTTTAGACATTTTGGATGAAACTGTAATACAGGCTGGTTTAGATGCTGAACTTTTTGAGCCAACAGACAAAGAAAGTAAAGGTAAAAAACCTGCAAATGTAGAAGAGGGTAAAGACACAGAACAAGCTGAAAAATAGATACTAAATGCTGATAGACAAAACATATTTTAAAGGCGATTTGCTTATTCCCAACTTGGATGAGCCAAATCCTGATGAAAACACCACTGCGGTGAATTTAGATGAATTGATTGACAAGGTAGAGGAAGAGGTTTTGTCTTTCAGTTTTGGTGTCAAAATGTGGCTTGATTTCAAGACTAAATACGAGGAGGATTCTACCAATCTGCCACAAAATTATAAGGACTTGCTACACGGCAAGAATTACACAAGTGAGGCTAACGGCAGGGAGGAAACTTTGGTTTGGAAAGGTTTAATACAGGAAACCAAAAAGGAATCACTACTGGCGTATATAGTCTATGTAGTCTATAATATGCACAATGTAACCCAAACTACGGCTTTTGGGCAAACGAAGATAGATACTAAAGTAGGCACCGCGGTAAGCATCTCTCCTAAAATGGCGAGGATATATAACGATTTCATCTATCAGTTATACGGAGAAGTAAGGAGTGATAGAAGTGGATTGACATTGGAGGGAAACCCTTATTGGAATTTAGGCAGAGGGATAGACTACCGCGGTTTTAAGCCTACAAGTGGCTATGTTTCGCTTGTGAGGTATCTTTTGGATAACGTAGAGGACTACCCTCTGTTTGATGCTAATTATCTGAAATTCGGTGGGGAAATAACAAATGAATTTGGGCTATGATGATAAACCACAATTTACTGCTGTATAGTCTTTTTGAAGATGCCTTTAAAGTGAGTTTCAAAGGCAAGGAATACACGGCTAACTATGGCGAGGCGGATTTGTTTGAACTTTGGAAATTGCTTCAAAGCAAGAAACAGAAATACCCTGTCATTTGGCTGCAAACAGGATACAGCGTGATTCATGATGTAAAGGGACAAAAAACCAAACTCAAAGGTATGAGATTTTTCTTCATTACACTGGGTTCAGAACACGCCTTTTACAAGGACAGGTTTAAATCTACCTTTAAGGAAGTGCTACTGCCTTTATTAGGCTCTTTCTTGGATAAGATAAGAAAGACCAACGGAGTATCTTTTGAGGAGGATAATTATTCGTTTGTGTCACTGCCTTTCAATGATATATCAGAATTAGCAAGTAGAGAGAGGGACTACGGAAACAAGAGAGGAAGCCAAACGACCACTACGCCTGACATATGGGATGCGATAGTGTTGGATATTAGTCTGAATATAGACAATGAATGCGTAAATGTTAAACCATTTAAAATTTAAAAACTTATGTTAAAACAAAGCTTCTGCGGTTCAGCAGAAATGATAGCACGACTTGGAGGTGCATTTTGTGGAGAGAAATTGGTTACAGGGTTTGCACTTCTTGACAGAAGAGTAGAAATAGACCCTGCGACTTTCAATAAGACAGCGTTGGATAAGATTATCCAAGAAGATAAATTCATTGGTAAGATATCTTTCTTCAATGTGGAAGATAACGACCAAGAGGCAGATTACAACACATCTGTAAGAAAAGAGAGAAGCCGTTCAATCCCTGGGACAAAAGGATACAGATTTACCTTTGACAAAGGTTCTTCGTTCCAAAATGAATTGGCAAAATTGGACAACAGCGACAATTACAGCTTTGTGCCTATCTTTGAAGATGGTTCAGCACTTTTTGCGATTAAAGCAAATGGTAAGCTTATGGGCTTTGCTTGTAAGTTGTTCGTAGGAGTTAAGAAACTAAAAACTACTTCGGAAGTGTCAGGCTCTACATTAGAAGTAGACATCTTACCTGATGCTATGATTTATTGGCAGAAGTCTGAGAATGTGTTTGAAAGTGATGAGTTTTCTTTCAACGAGATTAACCCAATCATTAAATTGGCAGTTTCTACTGGTGTGCTTACAAACACGGCTACGACTACCAAAGTGAAAGTAACAGAGGCGTTCTCTAATGCTAATGTAACAGGGCTTACTGATGTTGCGAAATGGAAGATAGAGGAAGATGGTGTAATTGGTAACATCACGAATGTTGCTTACGATGCATCAGCGCAGGAATATACTCTTACTCACTCGGCTCTTGCTACTGGTAAGAAAGTAAGGTTCATTACTTCCGATAATGGATTGAGAGTAATCAGCCTTGATACGAACTACTACACAGGAGAAAGTGAACTAAAATCCGTAGTATAATGGAACTGAAAATTGGGGCTTATACTTTTGGAAACATGGAAAATTTCAAGAGTAAGAAAGAAGCCAAGGAATACATCTTGGGGGTATACCCTACCCTCAACGAGGAAGATGTAGAGAGACATTTAAAACCTTTATTTAGAAATGAGCGAGAAACTAATCAATCCGATAACATTGCTGAAGCGCATTCAGGCAGCGAAAAGAGCGTTGCCGGAGATAATGCGGACGACAATGGAAGGGAGAAAAAAGGATCTGATAAATCTAAATAAGGAAAACCTTATGCAGGGGAAAGATAGTGAGGGCGATGATTTGCCCTCCTATAAAGACCCTGAATATGCAAACTTCAAAACCTCTATTAACCCAAATAATAGGGGTTTTTGGGATTTGCGATTGACTGGACAATATCAGAGCTTTGTGGATGTTATCATACATCCAGCCGTTATCTTCTTCAAGAATGATTTGCAGAATGAAAAAGCCGAGTGGTTGCATAGTAAACTTGGAACGAGTCACTTGGGGGTAACCGAGGAGCAAGGCTATCAGTTTCAGTTGGACAATAAGCCAGAGATAAGAAAAAAGATATTAGATATTATAAACAATGGCGTGTAATTGCAGTAAACCGATAACCAAGAGCGAGTGCGCTATGCTCCGAGAGTTTAATGAAGATGGGCGTATGTTTATCTATCATATCTTTGATGATAAAGGTCTTGTGGTGGCTTATGTGCCAAAGGGCGAAAATCCTAACGATATAGCCCACGAGCGAGGCTTCTATAACGAAAAAGGAGAATTAGAATGGTATCTAACTACTGAGCATCCCTGCTTATGGGAATAAAAAAAACACCTAATTAAAGGTGTTTTGTTTTTTTATCTTCTTTTGGTGCAGTAGAAAATTCCTCCTCTACCAAGTCTTGCTTTGTCTTCCATGAGTATTTCTATGTAATCACTTCCTTTATATACTGATTTTCTCATTTCTGCCCATATATTTTTATTGCTAAAAGCAAATGGGTATCCACCTTCTGTTGAGCCAGTAATGGTCTCTGTAAATGTTCCGCTTGGTGTTTTCCAAGTAATTACATTGTCTTTCCTAATTGTAACATAGTATGTATCAGCAGGAACAGCAGAAGTTTGTCCTGATTTTGAAATGTAGTGAATGTCATAAGTTCCTACATGTTGTTCAGGAACATAATTTTTGATAATTTCTACTTCATTTGTATCAGAATTTCTACTACATGAAACGATTGAAAACACGCTGAATACAGCGATAAATAAGGTAAATATTCTATTCATTTTTAATTGGTTTTTTATTTCAATGCAAGATAACAAAAAGTTAGGAATAAATGCGTATGTTTCGTTGCTTTTTATCTTATTTTTATTTAGTCTAAATAAATATAATATTGTATTTTTGAAGAAATTAAAGTAAATGCAATTATTCTGGTATCACAGCCCTGTTCGGTTCTATAAGACACTCCAAGAGTTGCAGGATATGACTAATCCGCAAAATACGCAATATTTTGGGGAAAGAAATCCATATCCGTTGGAATTAGGCGTAAAACATAGGTTTGTCTTGCCTATGTATGGCAACACGATAACGACAGGAGAACACAAGGTTTTTTTGGTCAGCGGAACAAACAGAACAGAGTTAGAGAGTTCAATTTTTGAGAAAGAGGGTTATTTAAAGTATGTAACATTCAAAGCGGATAAAACCTTAACTGGAAGGCTTGAAATAGTGAATGTTACCACTGGAAAAACGGAATATTACTCTAATTGTGTTTGGTTCTTGGACTCCACCGATGCAAAAGGGCGAAAGTTCATCCGAGTAGCGACAAAACACTCTTATAATAGAAATCTATTTGAATTTGATGAAGAGGGAGCGTGGATTGTGACCAATTTACCAGCATACTGCCTTGGCGATATACGAGTGGAAGCAGAGATTTCCAACAACAGAATAGGCGGTAATTCTACCCTGAAAATCAAAGACAGCTACATCGATGAAGTGGTAAGTTATGAGTTTTTAAGTGGTGGCGATGGCAACATCTTGAATTTCATTCAGGTTCACGCCACGAATAACCAGTTTTTCATCGACGGCACACAGAGAACGGCACTTGAAAAGATAGACCGCTCGGACTTTGCAATGAGTGGGAAAATGTCCTTTACCAATGTCAAAGATGCCAGTGGACTGAATGTTCTGCTAAATGAGTATGAAATATTTTCTAAATAAAACACGATGAGAAACGAGATAGTACAAGTAGATATTGAGAAAGTAAGGCGAGAAACAGCCACAGGGGGGAATACTTGTCAAAGGATTGCTTCTATTCTTACCCAGTTAAATGATAGCAAGTTAGAAAACAACGAGGTCACAGAAAAACTAAACGAAAAAGCAGACCTTACAGATTTGAATTCAAAGGCTGATTTAACAGCAGGAAACCTTACGCCAGAGAATATACAGGCTTGGAACACCAAGTTAAAAACACTTCCTGATGCACCGAGTGATAACAAGCAATATGCTCGTAAGAATGGAGCGTGGGAGGAAGTAGTAGCCACAGGCAGTGGCGGTGGTAATGTAGCAAGCAGCAATGTGGCAAGTAGTCACCTTACTTCAACAAATGGCGCTGGGCTTACTCTTGGTGCTAATTGGTTTATTGATACAGCAGGCTACTACTACTCTATCAAGGGGCTTTCTGATAAGTCAACTGATAATAGTTTTGACAGGTTTCTTGTTCAGGATGTTGATGGCAAGGTAGAGCAGTTCCTACTTAATAAGTTATTCAGCAAGGCTTACGACTTGGAAAACAAAGTGAATGATAAGGCTTTCAATGGTTATCTTATGTATAATCCTACAACGAAACAGATAGGGTTTTCAGACACAGCGAAAGTTTCTACCACATTCAATGTTCCTGCGACTATCAATGTGAATGTAAAGAATACTTTATCTAGTATCAACGCCACAGCGCCAGCAGGACAGCAGATTTCCCAAGATTTGAAAAATACCATAGAGAAGATAAAACAGCTGGAAGATATAGGATTTACCACTGTCCCTGCTTCTGACTTGGTTTTAAGAACACTGGATAGAAGCAGGTTTCCACAGGCGCTGATAACCAAGAATTATCAATTACCTACGCCTTTCACTTTAAGTGATGGGATGATTGTGGGAATTAAAAGTACCGCTTATTACCCTGCTGAATTTAGAAATAATGCCTATATGGCAGCGCATGAGGGAGAAGGGTTTTATTCTGTGGGAATAAACAAAGAATTGCCCACGGATAGAAACTGGGTTTTTAAATTCAGAACTTACAATAGTCCTAATGTTTTTAGACCTAATAGCGCGATAGGTTCTATTCACTTTTCTAACACATTAGAAGAATCACCAAAAGTTGATTTAGCTAATGATTTAGTAATGGATTTTAGATGGTCGGTAGAAAATGTGATTGTTAATAGTAGGGTGTCATCACACATTCAAATTAACGAAACAGATGGATTTTCTGATGTTTACTTGATAAAAGAAGGTAGTCTAATAACAATCTTTACTATGATGAGAAATACAGGAAGAATGAATATGGTAACATGTTCAGCTCAAAGCACGGACAAATACATCCATTTTGTTACCCTATTCACAAGTGCAATTATTCCTGATTTTGTGATAAAAGACATAAGTTATAACATTCAATAAACATACAATATGAACGAAAATTTAATGATACCGAAACAGGTGCAGGGTATTTTAGATGAAGTAGAAAACACTCCGCTTTATCTTGCAGAGTTACCAATGGAAGCACATCCGAAACTCCCACAATTTAACCGATTTATCCGAGTGATTAACTTGGATGCGAAAAGTGAAAACGAGTTTGTAATGTTCGGATATAAGCAGGTTTTAAAGGATAAGGATACTGGCGAGGAAATCAATATCCAACTGCCTACGCCTGAATGGGTAGTTTATAAGGACACTTGGAGTTATCTGCGAGGAACGAAGAATGAATTTATCAATGTTCCTGTGAAAGATGAAGAGGGCCAAGCAACGACAGAAATGCAGCCTATAAAGGTCAGCAGTTACAAGTATATGCTTTGGCTGATGAAGAATAACAGGGCAACCCTATTGCAGTTAATCCAAGGGTATTTGGCTGATTTTGTAAGGACTAAAAACGAAGAATTAGATAAGTTATGAAAAACATAGGCAAATTTATCGGTGGGCTGTTTCTGTTCCTTTTAGCGTGGTTGCTGTTTCTTCCTTTATCATTGTTGAATTTCTTGGCTGTGGCTTTCAAATTCAAGGATTTAGGCTATTTCAAGAGTTCGGCGGTCAATCTGGACAGGTTCGGAAACTTTGAGTTTAGAACGCTTTTCAATTTGGTTTTAAAGAAAAAAGGAGGCTACGAGTTCGGAAACTTTGAGGAAACGATAAGTTCGGTGCTTGGGAAGAACCAAAGGGACAACACACTGTCAAGGACTGGAAAGGTTTTAGTGTGGATTTTAGATATGATAGAAAAAGAGCATTGTAGAAAGAGTATTAAAGAATTTAAATGATGATGAATATTAGAGAGTTTGTATTGAACAACTTGGTGTTGCTGTATAAAGGCGGAGTTTTTGCGAAAATAAACGCTTCGTTCAAGCTGTGCATGTTTCCAGCGGTGGCAGTTTCGGCATTTGAGTATTTTTCAGGGCTTTATACCACAGACTTGTCTTTCCTCTATGGCGTGTTGCTTGTGCTGATGATAGACCATGTTCTTGGGACTTACCTGCATTACTTCGTAGATAAGGATTTCACTTTTAAGGCTAATCTTTTAGGATTATTGAAAAAACTAATAGTTATTCTATCAGGGTATTCTATGCTTTTGATTATGCATGATGCACTGGATGAAGTGGAGTTCTTGGATGTTTATTTCAAGGTAATGGTAAAATTGATGGTATTGCTTTATCCTCTTGGGTCTGCTTTGGTAAATATGTCCAAAGTGACAAATGGAGCATTCCCTCCGAGTGGGCTTTTGAAGAAGATAAAGAATTTCGAGAAGACTGGCGATTTGGATAGTTTAAAACAAAAAACAGAAAGTAATGAAAACGATGAGAACTTTAAGAAATAGCATTCCCTTGCTTGGGTTTGCTATGTTTTTGTTGTTGGGATGTGGAAGCAGGAAAGTAAGAAAACACGAAGAAAAAGAAGATCATAAGACCGAAGTCAAAGAATCGGTAAAGAAAGACTCTATTTCAGAAACGAAAACCGAGGAAACTGCTAATATCAAGACCCTTACGAAGTCTTTGGACTTTTCAATAAAACCAATAGGCAGAGAGCCTGTGCAGTTTAGATTTCTATACAACGGCAATGTTGTAGAGGGAAGCGCTAACGGAGAAGTCTATTTTAAAGACAAAAAGCAGGCAAAAGACTCTGTGGTAAAGATAATAGAGCAAGTAAGAGTAGAAGTAGAAAAGCAGGAGCAGAAGCAGGCAAAAGAACAGCACAAGCAGACAAAGGAAGAGAAACAATCAGAACGAGCCGAAAATTGGATAGTATATTTAATTCTGATTATCGTGGGAATGTTCCTTTGGGAGAGATTGGAAAAGGTAATTGATAAATTTAAATGATATGGCGGATATAAGAAGTTTGAGACCATTTATTCTAAAATGGGAAGGAGGATTATCAAGAGACACAAACGATACAGCGAGCAGGGTAAAATGTCCTACGCCTTATAAAGGAAAGACAGGCTACCACACGAATAAGGGCATAACCTATGCTGTATGGCGTTCGGTGTTTGGTTCTGATAAGGATATGCGGTTCTTGGAAATGAACGATGCCGATTGGGATATAGTAATAAAAAGGCTGTTTTGGGACAGGTGGAAAGCCGATGAAATCAAAAACCAAGCGATAGCCAATACTTTGGTAGATTGGGTTTGGGGAAGTGGTGTTCATGGTATTAAGATACCTCAACGAATGCTGGGAGTAACGACTGATGGTGTGGTAGGCGCAAAGACCATAGAAGCGCTGAACAATGCGCCGAAAGACTTCCTACAAAGGCTCTATAAGGAAAGGGAGGATTTCCTGCATAGAATCGTAAGAAGCAACCCTACACAAAAGGTCTTTCTGAAAGGCTGGATGAATAGGATGAACGATTTGAAGAAGTGGAATGAGAGGTTTTTGGGGGTAGTTCAATGAGGATAGTTCAAACCCAATAGGGGTAGTTTAGGATAGATTTATTTTTCAATTTAATATCTTTGCAGCATGGAAAGTATCCAAAATTTAAGAATATTATCACAAATATTTTCTCCCAATATGTTTAAAAAAATAATTAGGGGACAGGATACATTATTTTTTAACAAAAAGATAAACAAGCGTTTTCATTCTCAAAAAAACAGCAATCTCAATATAATTAAAACAATATATAAAGCCTTGCAAAAAGATTATCGGTGTGAGTATATATACAAAAATAATTTATTACTTGATATTATAAATAAACATTGTATTGATGAAACTTTAATGCTTAATGAATTAAAAATAGGTTCATCAAAAGCGGATTTGGTTTTGCTTAATGGAGTTATAAGAATATTTGAAATAAAAACCGAATTAGACGGGTTGGGCAAACTATCAAAACAAATTTCTGATTATCAAAAATTTGCAGATAGTGTATATATTGTTACAGATGAAAAATATGCACAAAAACTTAAAATAGAATATGCCAATACAAGTATTGGTATCATTGTGCTGAATAAAAATAATGAACTTATAGAAGAAAAAAAAGCATTTAATAATGATGAAAATC